CTAAGATGTGCAAGAATTATATGAATAAATTAAAGATATTAGATTTATGTTCTGGTATTGGAGGCTTTTCATTAGGACTAGAAGCAACGGGTGGATTTGAAACCATAGCGTTTTGTGAGTTTGACAAATTTTGCCAAAAAGTTTTAAAAAAACATTGGCCTGATGTACCAATATATAATGATTTAAAGGAGATTAGTAAAGATGAAGAGACAATTAGATTTATTCCCGACCACGATCTCATCTGTGGAGGAATCCCCTGTCAGCCTTTCAGCTATGCCGGTAAGCAAAGGGGCAAGGAAGATGACCGACACCTCTGGCCGTTCATGTTTAAAATTATTGAACAAAAAAAACCCACTTGGGTCATTGTCGAAAACGTTGGTGGCTTCGTCAACGTGGCACTCGACGATGTGTGTCTTGACCTGGAAGCCGAAGGTTACGCCACGCAATCGTTTATTATTCCAGCTTGCGGTGTCGAAGCTCCCCATAGAAGAGATAGAATCTGGATCATCGGAAAACGAGATGTGGGCAACACCAACGACACAAGAGATAGAGCATCCAGATGCGAAGTTGACGAAAACAGGGAGGAGACTATCGAAAGACGGCAAGAACAGTCACAGTTTGAACTTAGCGGATCAAGTGAAGATGTGGCCGACTCCGACAGCTCACTTATCGAAGGAGGGAGGATATCCGGCGGAGTTTACGAGAAAAACACCAACACTAACGGCGGAAGTACACATGAAGATGTGGCCGACTCCTCAAGCATCGGACAACAGGGACAGGGGCAATTTGGGAAGTGGAGCGGTGCAGAGACGTATGGCAAAAGGGAAACAAGTAATGCTTTCTCAATCGGTATCGACAACCAGTGGCGCATTGAACCCCGAGTGGGTCGAGTGGCTAATGGGATACCCAATCGGGTGGACAGACTTAAATCATTAGGCAATGCCATAGTTCCACAAATTATTTACCACATTGGATTAGCTATATTAGAAGATGAGAAAACGTAAAAGAGCAACAAACAGACAGATTGGTGGAGATCATTACAGGACACTTGAGATAACTCCTACACAGTATATATACGCTAACAAACTATCTTGGAACATAGGCAACACAATCAAGTATGTAACGAGAACCAAAGAAGATAAGGTGCAAGACTTACTCAAGGCAAAACATTACATAGATTTAGAACTAGAAATGGTTTATGGGTGTGACCCTGATGGAGAACCAGTTAAGGGTTGATTTATTAATCTTTGATAAGTTCTTCGTAAAAATAATCAATCATATAAGAAATCAAAATACCTTCTGCTAAATTATATTTTTTAGATATTTCTTTTAATTTATTTTTATACTCTTTGTTAGCCCTACAGGTTATGCGTACATCTTTAACGGCTTGAAAATATTTATCATTAGGCAAGTTAATTTCTTTCATTTCAATCTCCTATATCCAATATATCCTGTATATGTTCACCAACTAAGTTTGCGTTTTGTATCGCCTTATCTTGATGAATGTGAGCATACCTTTGTGTTGTAGCTTGATCTCTGTGGCCCAACAAGTTACCAACTTCTGATAAGTTTATCTTCTGCAAAGACCAAGATGCGTAACTGTGTCTGATGTCGTGCATCTTCACATCTTCTATACCAAGCTTTTTAGTGATGGTTGTCCAAGTTCTTCTAGGTGATTTGATGCTAAATATGTACTCTCCGTCACGTTCTTGTTGCTCTATGATCTCAAGTGCCATAGGGGTAAGGTGAATGATACGATCTTCTCCGTATCGTTCTGTTTTATGGTTTTTGAGTACTAGGGTGTTATCTACCAAATCTGACCACTTTGCATTGGCTATTTCGCCTTTTCTAGCCCCTGTAAGTATGAGCATCCATATAAAAGCCACAGAAACGGCGTATAAGGGGTTTTTTTGCATGACCCTTAACTCCCCTACTACTGCCAACAATTCTTGGTTTGTGAGGTATCTTTTGCGTTTATTCTCCCTGTTCTTAGGTATGTTGGTACTAGGATTTGTTTCTATCAAAGATAAGGTTATAGCCAAGTTATAAATAGATTTGATAATAGATAAAGTTTTGTTTGCCAAACTAGGGGCTTGGTCGCTTATATCAAAGTGTAGCTGTGCTATATCTCCACGCACTATTGTATCTATAGGTTTATTGCCAAGCACCGGACTTATGTTCTTGGTATAGATTTGTTTGATTGATTTGATTGTTTTGGCTTTACGTCTTACAAGGTCTTTCTCGTAAACCGCAAACATTTGATCTAGTGTTTTCATAGTGTCTCCCTGTGTAATAGAGAGTACTATAGTGAAGTTTATATAATATGTCTAATGTAAATTGGATATCTAGGTTGTGCTACCGAGTGTCTTAGAACACAATTAATGTGCTGTGGTTCTTGACATGGTTTATTTTAAAGTTTTGGATAATTTACTTTCTTTAATATAATCTTTTAATTGTTTTTGCCTGTCTTGCAACATTTCTAAATATTGATTTGTAAGTTTTTTTCTTTCTTCTGTTGTTAAATTTTTATCTCTTAAGGCTTGTGTTCTTCTGGCTTTTATTCTGGATATTTCATTTCTCATAAATTTAATGTTATCGGCTCTGCTTTTTGCTGGATCAATAGGATAAATATTGACACCAAACAATCTTGTAATTGCTTGCGTTTTGGTAATTTTTGGGTCGCCATATTTATTGACATCTTTATTAATTGATTGCAATAATTTTCCAGCAAAACCAATATCAGTTAGCCAAGTCGGTGCTGCCATTCTAAGTCCATAGAAAATTAAATCTGCTATTTGTTTAGATGGCGGATCAAATTCATTAATAATTTCTCTTTGTGTAAATGGGTCTATGTTTGTTTGAATTGCACTAACTATTTGTGGCAATGGCCCTCCAAAAACTCCAGATGCAGACAAAACATCTCTAATTTCTCCTTGAGCAGCATCTTTTACAATTCCAGTAAACATTGAATAAGGTAAAAAATAACTGAAATCAAACACTTGCCATTTATCGTTTTCATCTTTAACAGGCAAGATTACTGCATTACCATTGTCTCTAATCCATTCGGGCATTGAATTTTTAACAATCTCAACATCTTCTTGAGTAATGTTTTGATAGTTTTTTAATATTTCGTGCATACCATAAGGTAATGCTATAAATGGTATGTATCTTTCTGGATATCTGATTGCTGTTTCTAGTAAATTAGGAAGAACTTTATAATAATAAGTTATGAATGGAATACCAACTGGAGCATTTCTTAAATATCTTACAGACGGAGGAACTAAAGAATAATCAAACAATGTTTCTTGTGCTCTTAATGCTGCTGTCGCTTCATTAGCACCCTTAGACATTTCATCTATAATCTTTGCTGTTTTACCCAAAACTTCCATTTTTTGATAAGCATTACTAGCTATATCTGCTGTTGCTCCAGCAATATATTTAACTCTGTCTATAGGATTTCCTGTTTGTTTAGCTTTAGCCCTTAGATATGCTCTATTAATATCTATCATTTCTTGTTTACTAAACGTGGAATTTATTATTCCATATTTATTAGCTATCTCTGTGTATGGCCCATTTTTTCTCATATCATCCAAAGCTTGCATTAATCTTGTTGGGAGCTTTCTCCATGAAACACCAGATAAATTTAATAAGATTACGTTAGAAATTAAGTTACGAACTTGTGTAGGTGGGTTTAAAGCAACCTTACTCATTTTCCAAAGTTTTGTTGCTTGTGTAACTGCGCCTTCATCGCCTAAAACTGATTTAGCCCAATTATCTTTTGGCTTTACAAAATCTCCAGCAGACATTAAATCATCATATATTTCTTTTCTGATATACGATCCTTTCAATGCACCATAAGGTTTCGTTGGTGGAACTTGTTTATAAAGAGATAAGTCTTCTTTTTTTAAATTTAAGTTTGCTTGATCTATCAAATTGTCTAAAGAATCAACAAGTTTTTTGTCTTCTTTTGGCCTTAATCCTTTAACTATTTCTTCATTAATTCTTATCTTTTCTTCATTCAGCCAAACAGGGCTTACTTTCTTTCCCTGGAAATCAATTAAACCTGACTGAACAGTCCATTTAGGGTCTTCTGATATTTTTTCAAATAAACTGTATCTAACAATATCAGTCATAGGGTCTTCTATTGCTTTAGGGCCTTGCAAAGATACATCTTTTACTTCGCCTAAAAACTCTTTGGTCGCATCATCTAACTCTTTTCTGGACTTCGTGTAGTCCATTCTTCCTTTTTTATCTAAATACTTTAGATACATTCTGGGCAAATAAGATTCTTTATTTTTATTAACAACATCTTCAGATAATATTTTGGCTTTCACTAAAGAGTCACCTATAAAATCTATGCTGTCCCTTAAATCTTTTGCTTGTGATCTTATGATGGGGTCTTGTATTGTTTCTAATGGAGCGTCTTTAATAAGATACTTTCTTACTGTTTCATTTTGTTCAGGCGTTAATTGAGAAAATGTATCGTAAACATCTCTGGTTACATTTCTTATTTTTTCTAATTTGCCTGTAGCCAAACCTCTTAAACCTAAATATCTTAAATAATCGGGAAGAGAACCTAATGGACTATATCTAATGAGAGGTTTTTTTATAGAGTCTATAACTTGTGTTGCAATTTTTTGATAATTTTTACCAAGTAAACCAGATGCTATTTCTGTTGATAATAAATCTACATCTTCTATAGGTTGTTCTATATCTTCTAGCCTTTCTTTTATAAGCGATTCTTCTCTTGCTAAAGGTTGTGATGTTTGTTCTGCTTCTCCAGTAATTTCTTTTCCTACGATTGGTTCTACGTCTTTTTTAATTTCTTCTGTAGTGATGTTTTCTTTTTGCGCTACAGAAGATTCTCTGGTTGCAGTTTGATTTAATTTTCTTGATGCAATATTTGTACCTATGCCACCAATAGTTCCACCAAGTCCACCCCCCACAACAGAACCAAAAGCTGCTGCTTTCGCAGACTCCCCTAAATCAAACTCTTCTTGATCTCCAGCATTTATTCTTGCGGTTTGTCTCAAAGCGTTATCTGCTGTTGCATATATAGAACCTTCTATTGCTCCTATCTTTGAGCCTTGTTTTAAACCAGCTTTCGTTGCTTCTTTGACACCTTCTTTAATGGCTTGCTTAACTGCTTGTGCTCCAACTGTTCCAGCACCAAAAGTTCCAAGACCTATGTAAGTAGTAGGGTCTGTAGCAATCCCTGTAAAAGCCCTACCAGCTCCAGACCAACTGATGGCTTTTTTATCATACATATCCATTAATGTAATAAAATCTTTCTTCTGTTGATCGCTTGCATTTTTTAACTGTGTTGCTTCAACTGTCATTTGTGGCAAGTTGTAATTAAACCGACCCATGTAACTCAAACCATAGTCGGCATATTCTTTGTCAGAATCTAAATCTGGAGCGTCTTCACCCTCATTCCATTTGTAAACAGATTTAGATGCCTTAATCCACTCAGGGTCTTGCTTTATAGACTCTTCTGTTAATTTAATTTGATCGGGTAAAGTTTCTGCAACTGGCGAAGTTTGTATTTGTCTTTGATTATATTCTGTAAAGATATTATCCAGTTGTTCTTTTGTGGGTGGAGATTCGCCTGTAACCTTTAAAGTTACTCCTTCTTTGTTTTTGACTGTATAAGTGGGCATTTTAACCCTCTGGTGTTATTACATATCCATCGACATAAAAACTTTTAGGTACATTTGGAGTTATATCTAAATCAACAGGGCCTTGAAAAAAACTATCTAATATTTTTACTTGTTCTACAATTTCTTCTTTAGTAAATGGTTCTCCTGTAATTGAATTTGTTTGTCTTGACAAAGATGCAATAACTTCATTTCTTAATTGTTCTTTACTTTTGCCTTGTCTTATACCAATCAAAGCAGCTTTAGCTATTTCAATTTCTTCAGCAGTGCCTGTTTTTTGTATTGTTCTAAAAGCTTCTAAATTTTGTAATGCTGCTGTTTGTTTTTGCTGTCTTGGCAAACCAGCCTCAATTAAACCAGTCCCCCTTTCAGGGCCAAAAGCTTTTGCTAATTGCAATAAAGAAGGTTGCACTTCTCCTTCTAAGTTTTTAAGAGCTTTCTCCCAAGCTTCTTTTTGTTCTTTCTCTTTCTTTTTGCCCTCTTGCATTTGTTGAATTTGTATTGTCTTTTGAACAAAATCTTCATCACCTCGCAAAGCACCTCCTAAAGCAAAAAGCATTAAGCCAAGCCTTTGGTTTCTATCACTAGCTGCATTAGCGTTTGGTGCAACAGGAGATGCTTGTCCTGTAGGTGTTTGCATAGGTTGAACCCCACCAAAAGCTTGTCTTTGCATAAATGTGTTAAAATCTACTGCCATCTATAAAACTCCGTAATTTACTTTGTAATATCCGTTCTCATCCTTAATGACCGCTTCCGGCATATACTGTAAGACTTCTTGTGCAAGAACACCGATTGTTGGTGTGTCAACACCTAGCTCTTGAGCAATGTCGTTCCATTCCCAGGTATATATTTTGTGACCATCTTTAGACCTGCCAATATATTCTATGTTGTCTTTTAATCTTTTATCTGATGTACCGATGAAATATGATCCAAGTAGTTGTGCAGCAGTTCCTAATACATCTCCTGTGCCAGTTTTTCTTTGTGTTGTTTGACCAGCAGTAGTTGGAGCGATTGCACCACTTAATAAACCAAGTTGTTGTGGGCCAAATGCCAATGCTCTTTGGAACTCTTGGAAAGGTACGTCTAATGCTCTTTGCTGTAAACCTTGTTGTTGTGCTCCTATGCCACTTAACAATCCTAATCTTCTAGCTTGCTCTGCTTGTATGTTACCAAGCAAACCGGCTTGGAATCTTCTATCTGCCATAGACCTACTCAAGTCTGATTCAGCAGCACCTAGAGCTTGTCTGAAACCTTGCTCTCTAAGGTTGGCTGCTGTCCTTGCTGCTTGTTCTG